TCGCTCCAGAGTTTAGGTCCGATTGCCAGCGTCAACGTCGTGATTGACACGGAAACTAGCAGATTCAAAGATGTGGCGCAAGCCCAGACGTAAGAACTCTGAGGTTGACAGCCCCGAACGGATTGACCCGCTGTAAATTAGGTCCGCCTCCGACTTCGTCACGCGAAGGTGAAGCGTCTCCGTCAGGGCGCTCTCCTCGGACTTTCGGGGGCGAGCCATCCGCTATCCCTGCCCCTCTGGCGGGGCCAGAACGATTCCGGTACTGCACCGGCATCGCGGATGCAGGGGCGGTCCTACCGATCCGTTGGAGAACGTCGTATTCGCCCCGATCGGTTTCGTTTTTCCGTTCATGGGAAGGCATTTAGGGCACGTTCGCTCATCTGGAGTCGTAATCCATTCCAGCATCGCGTTTGGCGGCAGTTCGCCAGCCTTCACCGCCTGAATGTACCCAGCCTGCGCCCCGGTGTTCAGTGCGTACATGGTCTCCGTGCGAGCAATCATCTCGCTGCGCTCGCGGAGCTTCCGAGAGACGTACTTCGCCATGAGGCGATCAACCGTGTCCGGGTTGTGCCCGATGTCGATCAGCCCCGCCTTGTAGTTGAAGGCGGCCAGAATCTGTGGATTGTTGAGCCCGATCATCCCGGGCATCTCGTTCGTCGTAGCGCCCGGCTTCGAGATGACACCGACGATCGACTTCGCGGCGTCGTACGGTGGGATGCCCTCACGGATCGCCTTCACGACGACGGTGCGGATCGCCGCCATCGTCTCATTCGTCACGAACGTCACGAGCTTCGCACCAACAGCCTTGACGACCTTCTGCGCCTTCTCGTTCTTCCCGTCGAACAGGAACGAGATCTTGCCGGTCTTGTTGGCGAGAGGGACAACAAGCGGAGGCTTCTTCACCTGCTTCGCCCGCGCCTGCGCTTTGGCTACAGCCTTGTTAGCCATTCCGCGCTTTCATCCCGGCAGCAGAGATGCGGCCACCCTTCGCGACGGCGTCCTCGATGATCCTCACGCACGGCACCAGCGCATCCCGCACGACCGACTCGGGGATCAACGCCATCGCCTTGTTGACGTTCTTCGACTGAATGGCCGAGCCAAGCTCGAAGATCGAGATGGAAGCTTGAATCTTGCGGAGCGCCTTCTCTAGTGCGCGAGCAAGGCGCGGCTCGATCTTCATTCCCTCGATCTCAAGCGCGGTTCGCCTCAGTACGGCCATGCCCTACTTCTTCGCCTTCTTCGCCTTGCTCAACTCCTCGGCGACCCTCGTGTAGAACTCCTCCTCAGTGAGTTCCTCACCAGCCTCCTCCGCGTCGGCCGCGACCTTCTCGGCGGCAGCCATCTCCTCCTCGGTGGGCTCGTCCTCCTCTGGGGGTGGCTCGCCGCCCGTCTCCTCCGCTGGCTCGCCTTCTTCGGGGGGAGCGCCTTCCTCCGGAGGAGCGCCACCGTCTGGCGCGGGCGCACCAGCTTCCGGCGGCGGTGCCGCCTCCGCCTGCATCTCAGCCATCGCCTTCTGCACCTCGGCCGCAGCCTCCATGTTGATCTTGCGATCGGCGGCGATGTCCTCACGCTCCTGCTCGTAGTCCACGCCTTCACGCGACCAGCCACCTTCACTCAGCACGTTGTAGAAGGTCTGGTAGCTGATCTGCTCTGCCTGAAGCGCTCCGAGCGCAGCCTGAATGTCGCCTGCGGGAGCCTTTGCCGCGAAGAAGTCCTTGTTCAGCTTGACCTCGGCCTCGACTTCCTCTGGGGTGGCCTCCGTTCCGACCCACCATTCGACCCACTTGATCGCCTTCGTGAATCCCTGCTCCAGAACTGCCGCGATGGTGCGAAGCGTCGCGTGGTCTCCGGAGTAGCGCATCGTGATGGCCGTGGCTGTCTCGGCACCACCGATGTCCTCCAGCAACCGAGCGCCGAGGATCGCCATCATCTTCCGCTTCTCCTGATCGGCGGTGACGAGCGACTGGAGGCCCGCGCCGCTGAACTCCAGCATCCCAGCGCTTCCGCCTTTGTCGAGCATCCACGCAACGCCGGACCCGATCGAGAGATCCCCGCCGCCCTCGTCACCCTGAAGCGCACCAGACACCCACGGAGTCGGAAGTGCGGTGTAGTGGCGGCCATGCTCAAGGTCCGCCATCGTGCGGTAGTGCGAGAGGTTCACGTCCACGAGATCGAGCAGAGGAGCCTTCTCGATTGTCGGCTCGATGCTGATCGCGGACATGAAGACGAAGGGGATGAAGTCGAGCGCCTCACCTCGCCGCACAGGCGTCTCCGTCTTCCCCTTGATGAAGTTTTCCGAGTTGGGGATCTTGGTCCAGACCTCCTGCGTGTACTTCCCCTTCGACAGACGCAGGACCCTGTACTGCTCGGCCTGCTTCCTGACGAACTCGTCGGTCGGATCCGGGTCGTCATCGAACTCTCGGAGCACAACCATCGTGAGTCGCTGGTCGCCACCGACAAGCTCCGTCGCCCAACTGATGATGTCCTCACCTTTGTAGCCGACGAAGTAGGGACGGGCTGGAGTCTTGTCCTCCGTCTCTGCGGTCCCCATGTCCACGAGGATGCCCCAGCGTCCGGTGATCATGATGTTGCGAGTCGAGCGGAGCGCGAACATCTCGGCGGTGACACCGGTCAGGGTGATGTCCTCGATGAACTCCTCGACCTCTTCGCTCACCTCCCAGATCGGAGGCTTCTGGAAGATCGAGCCAGCGAGGCCATCGACGGTTCGGCCCATCGCGTTGAAGTAGAGCGCCCGCAGCACATACTCGTTGTAGCCGTTCGGGTTCCTCTTGTGGCTGTCCAGCGAAGGAAGGTATTTCCTCCCCTGCCCCTTCACCGCGTCGCTGCCCTCGTACGCATCGCGACAGCGCTGCCACGGCTCGATGTTCGCGAGATACTCGCGGCTTGGGGTATTCACTGGCATGGGTTAGCTCCTCTTCCAATCGCCACGAAGAACGTCCTGAATCTCGACGTCGCGCCGCGCCGTATCTGGCCGAGGCACCGGATGAACGGTCTTTGCTGGGATCGGCTTCGCCTGTGGCGTCACGAAGACGTCGTTCACGGTCGCCACGGAATCGTCGGAATGCGCCTGTGCCGCGATCTCCCACGAGACCGTCTTCACCGGAGGCGGCGCGATGTAGGGGCGAGACGTGGGCGGAACGTAGTCGCCACCCGTTACGACTGGGGCCTGACTCCGGGCGAGTACGGCCGCGACCCAAGGCAGCGGCTTCGGCTCCGGCAGCGGGGGAGGTGCTGGCGGCGCAACGCGCTCCGGAATCATGTTGCCACCAGCTACTAGCGTCGGTGCCTGCCCTTCCCCTCGATTCGCATCGAACCACGGGTGCTGCTTGGGAGGTGGTGGTGGTGGGACGTACTCGCGAATCGGTTCTGGGTGCGAGTCACTCAACGTCACCGGACCCTGCCCCTCACCGCGCCGCGCCGCGAACCAAGGGTACGGGTCCGGCGCACGCAGGATCGGCAGTGGTTCTGGCGGCAATGGTGCTGGAAGCGATGACCCTCCGACCAGCGTCACGGACGTCTTGTCGGTTCCAAGGCTCGCGTCGTACCAAGGGTGCGGCTCTGGCGGAGGCGGCGGCGGCCGGTACTCGTGGACTGGTGCTGGGAGCGAATCCCCGCCGATCAGCGTGACGGACGCCTTCTTGATCCCCAAGCTCGCGTCGTACCAAGGGTGTTCCGGCGGCGGCTGGAGTGGCGGCGGTTCTGGTTCCGGCGGCGGCGGCGGAACGAAGTCGCTACGCAGTCCGGTCGCAACGCCTCGCCCTTGTGCCAGCAGGGCCAGTTCCCACGCGGGTCGCGTCTCGGTGGGCACCATCGGCGGCGCGTCCGGCTCGACTCTCGGAACGAAGTCGCCCCGGACCGGGGTCGTGACCGTCCTGCCCTGCCCGACCGCCGCCTCCCCCCAAGGTCTCGTTGCGACCTCGGGATCACGCTCCGGGGCAACGAACGGCCTCGGGACGAAGTCGCTGTGGTCGGAAACAGTGTTCGGAGCGGGAGTGGCCGCCTGAGCATCCGGCAGCCGCCTCTGGTCGAGGGCGGACCAAGGCTTAGTCAC